TCGATATTCACGTTTTCAAATTCGTTTTTGCATACTTTTATAATTTCAGTTCTATCTTTACCTTTTCTAATTAATTCTTTCATGCGTTCTTTACATGACTCGTTATCTTCGTGAATATTTGCCATTAATTAATCTCCTTTAATTTTTTAGTTATTTCTTCATCAAACTTTAATTCTTCTTCAATTTCTTTTTCTGTCATTCCTACTCCATATCTAGCTTTTTCCATTTTCATATATTCATCTTCTTCAAAATCTTCATCATCCCATTCCATAGTTAGTTTCTTAAAACCTTCAATATCATCACAATATGGATTTTCTTCACTTATCTTTTTTATTCTATCCATAGCGTGTTCTCGATATATATCGTTATGTGATGCTAAATGATTCACTAATCTAACTATTACTAGTTGATCTTCTTCAATTAATTCTTCAATCCTACAATTGGTTTTAATATTAAATTCACTCATTTTTCTACTCTCACTAAATGATTTTGAGTTAAAATATGATCTATTAAATCTTTTATATCTTCTGTAGATTGATAAGCGATTGAAGAATCTTGTAATTTTGAAAATTCTTCTGCCCATACAGCAATACTTAGTATTTTGTTTAGTTGCTTATGAGTTATCCAAGCTCTTTGTGATTCATTCATGATTTTGTTTATGTGAGATAGATATTAGTATGATACCATAATATTAGTTTATGTACATACATTCATGTCCAGAGTAAAGCAATTCATTCATGATCATTCAGAATTTAGTCAATCTGACATTCAATCATTCATTCATTCAACCCACTCAAGCCAAAAAGTAAAAAAAACAAATTTTGATTTCTTATTTCAATTTTTGCTTTTTTACTTTTTAAAAATTAAATAAATTATTTTAAATTTTTAAAATATCCCTTTTTTTGAGTCCCATGTATTAATAAAGCGAAGGGATCAGGTTTAAAACAACTTGAGTCATCTTTATCTATTTTGTAAGGCTTTCCTATATGCTCTATACCTTTTTTTATTGCTTCCTCTTCACTATTAACAACTATTGCCCATCTTTTAAAATATCCCTTATGTATTAAATCATCCCTTAAACCACCCATTGAAGCAGTTAAAAAAAAGTTATCAGGAATTGATATATTAGTACCGAATAAATGCAAACTTTTAGAATAACAATAAAATTTCATTAATGGATTAAGTCTAGCTACTGCAAACCAACTTCTTAAATATTCCCCATTAAAAAAGTCACCACTAGAATGGATTCTAACTTTATTTATATTTCTAGTTTTGTGTTTTTGTATTGATTCATTAATCAATTCATATGCTTTATAAAATCCATTCTCACTATTTAAAGTTTTTAAAATTAAATCTAAATTATATTTTCTAGATTTATAAACGTTAGGATACTGGGCTTCCTGACTTGCGGCATAACATCGGAAAATAGTATTTTCCCCATCCTTAACGGATAATTTACCGTTATCATTCATTACTGCATAACTTTTGCATTCATGCGAATTTGGACAAGTTCGGCCACTAGGTAAATCAAAAATTAAAGTGTTTTTTAATTTTTTATTCCCTTTTGACATTTTTAATAAATCATTCATAATTTTTAAAAAAATTGGAAGGTTAAAAGCATTTATAAAAATACTTTTATTTAAGGATCAATTTTAAATGATCCCTAAATGAAAGTATTAATTTTTTAAATCTTTTATTTTTATATTTGTTATTTTTCGTTGCTGATCATATCGAACATTAAAAGAGCTAATATTTAGCTCTTTAAATTGTTGCTTATTGATAGCTCTTAAAGATGTACTTTCAATAAAATCCTTATTATTGTTTAAATCATCAATAATAAGTTTTTTGCTTTTGTAGTCTCTACCATATCCTGGTAATAAAGTTAAAAACATTTTTAATAATCCTCAGGGAACATAATGCAAGTATTGTTATAATCCATCTTTGAATATTGTTTTAAATCCATTTGATTCTCTTTTATTCCATATCCAACAGTTTTAATCCATATCTTACGGCCACTTGATAAAATATAAGCGGCTAAAATATCCCCACCATTCTCATTTTTTATTGTTTCATTATTAAATTGTATTGAATCACTCTCAACAATTCCCCAATCAGCATTAAAAAATTTATTCTCTAATATCCTGTAAACTTCAAATAATAATTTTTGATCCTGTTCTAAATAGTGATGTAAAGCACTTGAATAATGAATATAACCGAAGTTACACTCTTTTAATTTTGTTTGAGTAGACATTTTAAAAAATGTAAGATTTACTCTTATATGATATCATAGTTTGTTTATTTTTAAAGGTATTTAAAAAGACATTCAATAAAAATTCATTCAATTTTCCATTCAATTTTGCATTCAAAATATATTACTATCTATTTATTTTTTTTTATTTATTAATTTTTTTTTTTTTTTTTTTTTTTTTTTTTTTTTTTTTTTTGAAAAAAATTTTAGGCAAAAAAAATCCCCAAATTTTTAAATCTGGGGAAATTTATTTTTTAATTTCCGTATCCGATTGTATCCTCGGAATCTGGAAGAGTTTTTAAGGTAAAATAACCACATTCTTTTTTTAATGATTCGACAGTATCACTACTGTCATAATCATCATTTTGAAATTCTACAGCTTCATAACCTTTTTCTTCCACAAAATCAATTAATTTTTTTTGTGGAATTGTTGCGGCAATATGCCCAGTATCTCCGCATTCGTTAGCAATTAATAATACGTTTAACATTAGATTAAGTCTCCTTTTTGGTTAGTTGTTTCTAGCTTTTGGATTGCATGAGTTAAAGATGAGATTAACTCATCTTTTGCTTTATTTTCATTTTTTAATTCTGCAATTTGACTTGCAGAATCCATGAGTAATTTTTGATAGTAATAATCTGGGTTATAGTATCCCATCGTTAAAACTCCTTAGTTAACTTGTTGGTTTGTTCGATATATTCACAGGCTTTTTGATAACCTGAAATACAATCGTTTTTGGTCATTTCTTTTAAAATAAAAGAAAGGTATAAAGTACTTGCTAATAATGCAAGTAAATAAAATAGAAAAAATTTCATAGGAAGGAAGGAAGGAATTTTCTAGGTATTTTTCAGGTTCTTTGCTTGTCTAGTTTCCTGAAGTGGTTTTCTCTGGCGAACCAAATAAACATTAAGAAACTCAAAGAATGAAAAATAGATTAATATTATTTTGTACATAGGGAATAAAATTTATACACCATGTACCAATTATGATATTAACCATATTTATAATATACCATTATCTGATATCAAAGTAAAGTAAACATTATACTTATATCACTATTATATTACATGGGGGAGTGTATCAAATGTTACTAGATATATGGCATCCCCTCGGAACTTAAATATATTCTGTAAATCTTCGTTACTTATTTTCTACTTTAATAGAAAGTTCTGGAGCTTGGATGTTAACTGTCTCAATGGATTCGCCTATAACCTTGCCTAGAGAGTCTAGGATCTGTGCTGCTGTCTGAAGTTGACCTTTCTTAACTGCTTTGTTGAAGAGACGTACTCTCATGGCTTGTAGACGTGGGAGCATATTTTCTCTATCTTTATCCCAATCTTCGGTATTCCAAGTTTTAACTCTACCCCAATCTTCCCAGGCTGTTGTTATAGAAATTTGTTCAATTTTGGAATGTTCTATTACTAATTGACGAGTAGTTTGACCTTCGAGTTGGCGAGAGTAAAGTCTTTGTGCTCTTTCTTGAACCTTTTCTGCTGTTGATCTTGCAACGAATCTAGGTCTACCACGTTTATTAGCTTGAGCTATAGGAGGAGTTATATCGTTAGGGAAAGTAGAAGAAGCCACGGACTTACTTGCGAGGTGTATTTACTGAAATAATAACCTAAAAAAGGTGGAATGAGCTATAAATAGGGGGTATTAGTTGAAATTTCTGTTATTTTTAGGTGTATGGCGGTAAAAAACAAACCAGAAATCAGTTTAAGGTATGCACAGGGGGAAGTATTTAATTGTAATAAAAGATTTAGGGTGTTGGTTGCAGGAAGAAGGTTTGGTAAATCATATTTATCCTGTATCGAATTGCTTAGGGGAGCTATTAATCGACCTGGTGAAGTATATTTCTATTGTGCTCCTACTTATCGCATGGCAAAGGATATTGCGTGGAAGGAACTGAAGAAATTAGTGCCGAAGGTATGGGTACAAAGTAAGAATGAGACAGATCTGAGGTTGGAATTGATCAATGGATCGACTATTGAGTTGAAGGGTACTGAAAATGCGATGGCATTGAGGGGTAGAAGTTTAGCTGGTGTTGTTTTAGATGAAGCTGCGTTTATGGATAGGGACGTTTGGGCTGAAGTTATAAGACCTGCATTAGCCGACAAACAAGGTTGGGCTTTATTTATTAGTACTCCTGATGGTACTGCGAGTTGGTTTTATGATATGTGGTGTTATTGCGGAGAAAAAGAGTGGGATGATTGGCAGAGGTGGAGTTTTACTACGATTGAAGGGGGTAATGTAGCAGCAGAGGAAGTTGAAGCAGCTAGAGGGCAATTAGATGCGAGAACATTTAGACAAGAGTTTGAAGCTAGTTTTGAAAATCTTACTGGATTAGTTGCTGTTAGTTTTACTGATGAAAATATTGATAAGGAAGTAGCTGATCTACATATGCTTCCTCTGTTAATAGGATTGGATTTTAACGTTGACCCTATGGCAGGAATTTGTGCTTATAAGCATGACAATAACCTATATGTGTTTGATGAAATCATGCTGACGGGTGGAGCTACAACTTGGGATTTTGCGGAAGAGGTTGTTAGAAGGTATGGAGTAGATCGAAGAGTTATTGCTTGTCCTGATCCTACGGGTAGTGCAAGAAAAACAAGTGGAGTTGGTGTTACTGACCATACGATACTTAGACGTAATGGTTTTACTGTTTTAAGTCCAAAAGCTCCCTGGAAGATTAGAGATAAGATTACTGCTGTTAATACTGCTTTGTTAGATGCAAATGGAGATCAGAGAACATTTATACATCCAAGATGTAAAGAGTTAATAAAATCATTGAGAACACTTACATATGCTCCTAATACAGGTCTACCTAATAAAAATTTGGGTGTAGACCATGCTTTTGATGCTTTTGGTTATCTTTGTCTACAGCAATTTAATTTGGCAAAACCAGAGACACTAGGTCAAACTTCGTTTAGAATATACTAAGAACTACCTAATTCTTACTATGCCTTATCACACTGGGATGAAAAAGAAGAAGAAAAAGAAAAAGGGAGGTAAGAAACGTGGCGAATGTTCCTGTAAATAAAACTTTATACTCAAGAGTAAAGTCAGAAGCTAAACGCAAGTTCAAAGTTTACCCTTCTGCCTACGCTAATGCTTGGTTAGTCCGTGAGTACAAAAAGCGTGGGGGAACTTATAGAGTGGAGAAAAAACGTGGCAAGAAGTAGTGGTGGATTAACCCGTTGGTTTAAAGAAAACTGGGTTGATGTAAAAACTGGCAAACCTTGTGGTCGTTCTAAAGGAGAAAACAGAGCTTATCCTGCTTGTAGACCTAAAAAACGTGTATCAAGTAAGACACCTAAGACAGTAGGAGAAATGACGAAAAGTGAGAAAGAAAGGTTTAAACGTGAAAAAACTGGTAAAAAGAAGATAACCTATCAACATAGGCGAAAAACTACTAAAAAAAAGAAATGACTGAAATTACTGATGAAATGCTTGATGCTATTGAAGCAGTCAAAGGCAAACGCAATCCTGCATTATGGGATAACAGATGTCAACAATATTTGCTAAATAGCAAGAAAGGTACTGTAAAAAAGTCAACAACAAGTTAAACTACTTATAAATACTCTTTTTTCATTGGATCATGGCATTTTTTCGTGGAGAAGAAGGTTCTGTTAAATTTAAAAACGGATCTGGAACTACTGAAGCAATCGTATCAACTACAAGTTGGTCACTCGACATATCAAAAGACGTTTTAGACGTAACTGCTCATGGAGCAACATCAAGAGCTAATGTTGGTGGACTTATTTCTGGGTCAGGGTCAATAGACTTTTTATATACAGCAGCTAGTGGTAATGAAACAGCCAATTTATTAGGCGATGTATTAACTACAGAAGATGCTGGTGATGCTCAGTTTGAATTATTTTTAGACACATCTGGCACTAAAAAAGTAAGTTTTAGCGGTGTTGTTACTGGAACAACTTTAACTGCTGCAACAGGTGATCTTGAAACTGTCAGTGTAAGTTTTACAACTAATGGTGCTATCACCAACGCTGCATAGTGAAACTCACTACTCGTCAACAAAATAAACTCAAAGAACATTCTGCTCATCATACAGATCAGCACATGAACTTTATGAAAAGGCTGATGAGGCAGGGTATTTCGTTTACCCAAGCTCACAAAAGAGCACAAGCAAAGGTAGGTAAATGATGGCTAAACGTAAAGGAGTTAGTTTATCTGTTGGAAGAGGAGAAAAATCCAAACGAGGTGGCCTGACTGCTAAAGGTAGAGCAAAATATAATCGTGCTACAGGAAGTAATTTACAAGCACCTGTAACAGAAAAGAGTCCGACAGGAAAAAGGGCCGCTAGACGAAAATCATTTTGTGCCAGAATGAAAGGAGTCAAAGGTCCAATGAAAGATAGTAAAGGTAGACCAACTAGAAAAGCATTAGCATTAAAAAGGTGGAGGTGTTAACTGATGACTTATTCAATTCCTGGAGACATTAGAACAAAAATACAAACTTCTACATCTGTTGGTGGTATAGATAGTCCTTTTACTAAAACTAGAGCAATTCTAGATATGATGAAAGGGTGGGAAGTGATGAAAGCTGTTAGTGAAGGCACTGAATATTTAAGAGAAAATTCTGAAGCATTTCTACCATTAGAGCCAAGAGAAGATTATACAGCTTATATGGCTAGAGTAAATCGTGCTGTTTTTAGTCCTTTTACTCAAAGATTAATAAGAGCAGCAGCAGGTCTTGTACTTCGTAAGCCAATCTCATTAACAGGAGATCCTTATTGGACAGAAATGTTTAAGATGGATGTTGATGGTTGCAAATCGGATTTAGATGAATATGCAAGAAGAATATTAATGTGTTCTCTTACTTACGGTCAAAGTCATATCCTTGTTGATTATCCTGCACCTTCTGGTGCGTTAAGTCTTGCAGAAGAAAGACAGCAAAATCGTAGACCTTATTGGATAGAAGTAGATCCTAATAATTTATTTGGTTATAGATTAGATAGAGAATCTAATTATGGAAACTTAGTACAGGTAAGAATTGGAGAGAAAGCTGTATTA